TGTCCAAGTTGAACCATTATAAGATTCTGTTGATGCAAGAAAAGCAGTAGTATTAGTACCACCAAATACAAGGCCTGCTGTTTGTATTCCGGCTCCAGCTAAACCATATCTTGCTGTTCCTAAAGATCCACTAGATGTCCAAGTAGTACCATTAAATTTTTCTGTTGCAGTTTGTAATCCGCCTGGATTAATATATCCGCCAGCACCCACAGCTGCTGTTTGAGTTCCAAATACAGCTAAACTATATCTTGCTGTTCCCATCGTAGCTGGAGATGTTGTCCAAGCTATACCATTATATAATTCTGTAGCATTAGTTTGAGGTTGAGGTGCACCAATATTTCCACCAAAAAATAATCCTGCCGTTTGAGTTCCTGCTGCACCTGTTCTAGCTCGTGCTGTATTAAGATTACCTCCAGATGCAAACGCTCCAGTAGGAAGCCATGACTTTAAAGTTGCTGTACTCGAGTTATACCAAACTTGTCCATCTGAATTTGTATCAACGTACGTTGGATCTGATGATAGGAAATTGACTCGTCTTCCTGCTATCTGATTGTAAGTAGTCATCTAGGTGAGCTCCTTACGGTAAGTTTATAGCAGTAGGTCTTTGTCTATTTAAATTTGTTTTTTGTTCTTCTGGTAATGCATCATAAGCTGCTTGTGCTTTTGCAACTTCACCGTCTACAATTGCTTGTGCTTCAGCTTTAGTTTTTTCAACACCACGTTCAGCAAACCACAAAGCTCCTTTTTCAGTTGCGCCAATTACCCAAACATCGCCTGGATAACCACGTAGAAAAAAGTTTTGTCTGTCTTCAGCTGTAAAGAAATCTTTACCGTAGTTAGATGCTACACCGTATATAAAAAGTGCCATATTTATGCTCCTTGGTTAGTTAGTATAAGCTAATTTGACCATAATGTAAACTGACTTGTTTATTAGCTAGTTGTTAATGTTTTATAGTTTAAAGTCGTTGATGGGCCTGTCCAAAGCTCGGTTTGATTTTTTTGACCCGCAGCATAACCACCAAATCCTAATGCTAAAGATTGTGAACCTGCTGATCCTAATAACTTATATAATAATGCTCCTTGAGCACCTAATGCTGCTCCTTGTTGTGCATTTCCTGCAATCAATCCCACCAATCCACCTACGGTACTAGCACCTAAATACGTGTCAAGATTTTGAATAACATCAGCGGTAGCAGCAGCAGAAAGATTATTCATATTATCATCACCCCAAGAAACATTATTAGAATCTGAAATATTATTTGGCATAGGTAATTTGACAATTCCCAAAAATTCTGCTAATGCAGAAGTTTTTTGTAATCCAGATTTTATTATTTCATTTGCTCCATCAATTCCACCAAATAATTGGTCCGATTTTGGTGGTCGGTAATGATATTGTCCTATTTGTAAGTGGTCTTGGGTTTTGTCGTAGAGGGCATCTTTTGGGTATTGTAGATTTGTTCCTTTTAAATTTTTATCTATGGAACCAAATTTAAAATAATCTTTTAATTTGTTTGGATCTAAATTGAAAATTCCTGTATTAGCAGTAGGTCCAGGATAACCTGGAATAGTTTTTGTATTTGGAGTTCCTCCTAAACTTGTCGCTAGTGCTGTAGTTTGTGTGGTAGCTAAAGTTATTAAGTTTGTTTGAGCTTGTGCTGATAGATTAGATCCAGGTGCTGGGAGTGGATCTCCATTTTTAGTTTTGTTGAATAATGGTTGTTTGTTTGAATCGTAATAAGTATATTCTGTGATATTTCCCTGTTTATCTGTTACTGCGTATAATATTAAATTTTTTCCAGGATTATTTGGATCTGGTACAGTAGTTGTATATGCTATTCCTACTTTAGAATTTGTTTGTGGTGGAATTTGCTTCCATCCTGGCGGAAGAGTTGGAGGTGTAGCCATATTTACGGTGCCGATTGGTTATCTGGATAATCCCAAACTCTGGATTTGAATACTGGTTGTCCTCTTTTATCTACAAATTTTTCGGTTGGAAGTAAAGATACTTCTCTCCATTCACTTTCTGGGACCTTGAAAAAATGACTACCTACACCAGAAAAAAGATAACTATGTAATGTCTTTCTTGGTGCATTTACATTTCCTGATTTATTTATGTACGAAGCAGCAACTCCTCCACGATATTGTGGATTTAGGTAATGAAGATTAGAACCAAAGAATAATCCTTTTCTTGGATTGACTTCAATAATATATGTTAATGGTTGTCTGTCCCAAAATTGATACTTTTGTGGGTATTTTGCGGAGTACATAAAAAATACTAAATCACCAGGAGTAATAAAGTGTGTATCAATTTCACTTATATCTTCATCTTGGTAGTTTGATAACTCATTCATTAATCGATTTGTGTACCAATCAGTAGAACGATATTTTTTTCCTGCTTCTTTAAGTATTTTATCGGCAATCATATTTGAATTCCTAAATCTTTTTCTGTAAATATACGAAACTCCCAATTTCTATCTGAACAATATTCACGACATGCCTTCCATTTTGCTTGATTGACTGCCCAAGTTTTAACTGAATATGCCCAAGATTTTGTTCGTTTTGGTGGATTTGTGGGTGGTTCTTTTAGATCTTTTGCTGGTTTGATTTCTACAACTACTATTCTTATATTTGCATCTTTATCTTTATATTTAAGTTTCATATCTGGAAAATATCTATGAACTTTATTGTCTATTGGTGATACATAAGGAACCCAAAACTCTTCACTTTGATATGAGATGACATTTTCTGTTAAATCACAATATTGAAACATTTTTAATTCATAAGAAGACCTATAAACAATATTTGTTGGGTCACCATTATACTTTTCTGGATGTTTCGGTTTGAACTTTCCTTGTTTATAGTTACTATTTGCAGACATACATAGTATAGAAATCCTATAATCGTATTTAGATGGCTAGTAATGCTATTGGGCAACTTTATATTAATATGCCCGATGTACAAAAACGTATTTTTGATACTCTTTCATTAACTAGTCAATTTAAAGTATCTTTACTTTTGGGTGACCCAACAGCATTAACTGCTCATTTGGATAGGTGTGGTTTATTGGGAAGTAAAAATATAGAAAAATATGATTTTCTCTGTACAGAAGCAACACTTCCTGGTTCGACCTTTGATATGGGAGAAGAATATGGAAGTCGTCAAGGTATTATAGAAAGATTTCCAAATCGTAGAGTTTATAGTGATTTTAACTTAACTTTTTATGTAGATGCAGAATATAATGTAATTCGTCTTTTTGAAGAATGGATGAATTATATTGATCCATTATATTCAGATGAGGGGGAATACACTGGATCACCTAAGGGACAAGCGCAAGAAAGATTTAAGCAATCGGAAGATTATTTTAGATTTAAGTATCCAGATACCTATAAAAAGAATATTGCGATTACAAAATTTGAAAGAGATTTCATCGCAAATCCAAATCAAGGAGCAAGAACAAAAGACCAATCAACAATGACTTATTATTTTATAGATGCATTTCCTACAAATCTTACAGCACTTCCATTATCTTATGAAGGAAGTACAATCACCAAAACTACTATAAATTTTAGTTATACAAGATATACCGTAGATAAACATAACGGCACAAAAATACCCAGAACTAAAACTCCTACTACCAATAATGTTCCTGGTAATAATTTTGGAGTTGATTTTAGCATACCAACACCAACTCAATTTGTTAATCCTAATCTCACTCGCAGTGCTCGCGGAGGAGAAGTCGTTGATATGTGATAAATAACCATATCTGAATTTTATAGGACATTATGCCTTTACCAAAAATTGCTACACCTCAATATGAATTGATTTTGCCATCTACGGGAAAAGCAATTAAATATCGTCCGTTTTTAGTCAAAGAAGAAAAAATACTTATTCTTGCTCTTGAAAGTCAAGATGTAAAACAAATTACATCAGCAATTAAACAAGTCTTAAAAGATTGTATTATAACAAAGGGAGTTAAAGTAGAAGAACTTCCTACTTTTGATATTGAATATATTTTCTTAAATGTTCGTGGAAAA